GGGGGGGGGGGGGGTAAACAACGAGACTCAACTCGAAATTGATAAGATTAATCAAAAGTGGATTAATATATGTTTATCTAAAAAAAAAAACGTATCTCTAAATTCGGACAATAACCAACAGGGGGGTGCTAAATCATCAAATAAAAAAAAACTATATAGAGCTAATATTCAGACTTCACACAATATTTCAGAGATATCTGACAATCAATATGTGATATTAGGAGCAGGTCCATTTGGATTATTATTATCATTATTATTATCCTCGAATAACCCTGCTAATAAAATTTTATTAATTGATAATAGGGTAAAAAATAATGGGGAATTATCGTCAATTGATAATAATAATCCAATAAACCATCCATATAATTCTAGATTTTATACTATACAGAAACCACTATCAGCCGACCATTTATATTATCAATTATTAAATAATGATACATTAGTATATGGTATAAGAAATATTATATCAGGGTCAATATATAAAAATAACTCATTAGATATACTTTTAGATAAACTTTTAACTCTATGTAGAGAACAAAATAATATTAAAACAATATTTAGTTCAAATTATAAATCTATATTAACTAAACTTAAAAATAAAATTAAATATATATTTGATTGTACTGGAGGTAGATATAATTATGGTAAATATTTAAAGAATCAATCTTTATTAGAGGCGTTAAATATTACTAATACTAATATTATACGATTAGGGTATGGGATTAGAAGAGATTATATACAAAATCCGGAGTTGTCTAGTTCAAAGCCAAGTCTATCACCAATCAATGTAACCGATAATAATCACCCAGCAAATAATACAAATGTATTTAGTTCACATGTCATTGAAATAACTTCTAAGTTACCTGTTTTTTATAATGAGAAATTTGAGTGTATGCAAATATTATGTGGAAGTGGTTTATTTAGAACTAGTCATTATATAGGAGGGACGATTGACGGGGGGATGATACTTTTTATACATTTAATGGGACATATTATAAATAAATTACATATTAACCCTGAATATATAAAGTTTTATAAAGATAGTATATCATTGCTCAGGTGGCAGGTCTTGTCTAATACAGAAACCCCTGCTATAATTAAGGGAGTAAACAATGACACGATGATAGTAAACAATAATATATCAAATTCAAATCAAAATCTATCTCTACGTTTATCTACCATATTAGAAAGTAGAGGATTTCGTTGAATAAACCAACCACATTACAACAACAAAATTAAAAACTAATTATATACTATATGAATAATTTATATAGTATATTCAATATATTATTCGGTGAGTTCATTAAAAAGAACACGCGACACTTCATTCTTTATGTTATTTGTATATTGTTTTCATATCCAATTGAAACCATTGTCATACCAACATTATATGGGAAAGTGTTCGACATAGTCAAGGATGTTTCTAAACTATTTGACCTTAAAGTTCTCTTTGTTATGATTCTTCTCTGCTGGGCTATTAGTCGAATTGCCAGCTGTGGTATAACATATCTTCAATCTTATATAGTCCCAAACTATTATATGTATTTCCGAACATATCTTTATAAGAATATATTAGAGAAATATAAAAAAGAGTTCAAACAGGTTGATACAAGTGATATTATTATCAAATCCATCGAAATTCCTGCTTGTTCGAAAGACTTATTATTACAAATGGTTGAGAAGATTATCCCAATGTCTATAAGTATATGTTTTATAATTGGATATCTATTATACACAAGTCGAAAACTAGGGATCGTGGCGTTAGTAGCAGTTATTTTTGTTATATTATCTATCATATATCAACAGGGGGATTGTTCTACTAAATTTATTAAATCATATGAATATTATAAGAAAGTCAATGAAGTTCTTAATGATAAATTACAGAATATGTTAAGTATATATACATCTTCAACCATAAACAAAGAAATAGATAATAATGAAAATGTAGAATATTTATATAAAACAAAAGATACAATCTCTATGTTATGTGTTGCGAATATGAAAGCACTTATAATATTTATATCTATAATGACATATGCCATATTATTGTTTCAAAATTATACTGAATTTAGACAAGGTAAATATCTAAGTGGTATCTTTATAGCAAATATGATGATTATAACAGATTTTCTTGGATTTATTGAATCAATCGCTAATGAAATTCCAATGATATCTTATAATTGTAGTGTTCTAAAAAATGAAATGAAATATATCCAGTTTATTTCAGATAATACGCCTTCGCACGAGATAGTAGATAATCAAATTATTAAGTCTGGTCATATATCATTTAAGAATATTGTATTTGGATATAGTGATAAAAAAAAGATATTTGATAATTTTAATCTTGAAATACAACCCAATACGACACTCGCGGTTATAGGGAAATCAGGTAGTGGTAAATCAACCCTTATCAAATTACTATTGGGATTTTATAATATTGAAAGTGGTGTTATTAAGATTGATGGACATAATATAGATGACTTAGATGTAAATATTCTAAGAAGTAGTATATCATATGTTAATCAAAATACAACACTATTCAAGGATACTACTATAGCGAATATTAAATATGGAACAACAGCAACCAATAAAGATGTAGAAGATGCTATATCACAATATGAACTATGGGATATATTCAATAGTCTTGAAAATAAATTACAAACGAATGTTGGAGTATTGGGTAATAATCTTTCTGGGGGGCAGAAACAGATTATTATTATATTAAGAGCATTACTCAATAAGAATAGTCATATACTACTTATGGATGAACCGACAAGTGCTGTTGACATAGACCATAAAAAGATTATTATGAACTTGATTAAGAAGATTAAGACGAAGACTATTATTCTTATAACACACGATGAGAATATAATGAATGACGTCGACAAGGTTATTTATATAGGTCAATAATTCATTTATAAAAACACATCATATTAGATGAACTTACACTTCTTTATATAAAACAATCCCTGTAGGTAAGCATCCGCTAGGTCATCTTTTTTCTTATGTGTATTGAAAAATTCTAGTTTTTCAACATCTTTCAATATATATTGTGTATGTAATATAGCAAGCTTCTTATTCCGCGTATATTTAGATTTAACCGCGAGTTCAATCGGTGGACCATCATATACCTTCGTTTTATTACTTGCTGACATAAGAACTATTTCAGATGTTGTTTTATTATCTGTTATCCCCCTGATGGCAAAATAACTATATACTATCATCTGAATGCTTTTCATAACTGGGTTCTTCATACAAGGTTGATTCTCAATGACAACTTTATTACATTCTAGAAATAAAGGAAGTTCATCAAATAACTTAATGATATTCCGTGTGAGATAATGAATAGTCGGTTTCTTAACACCATCGATATTAATATTGAGAACATTCCAATCGGCAATAGTATAGGGTTGTTTTTGGGTATTTGTTTCTAGGGTTGTTGGTTCTAGGGTTGTTGTGGTTTCACTTGGTACATTTGTTTCTGATGTGTTATTATTAGAGTCTTCACTAATAATATCAAAAATACAATAAGAAAGATTGTTTATTCCTATGTCAAAAGAAATAATCTTCATTAATAGTTATAAAAAAGAATGTTTTTATGTGTGTTTAACTTCACTTACTGGTAAATCTTGTGACCCTTCCTAATAATATAAACACCACCTCTTATTTATCAAGGGAACGTATTGGATCGTTGTTTATTTACATCTATCAGTATACGAATTATCTAACTTAACTAAAATAGATGCTAAATCCATCTTAAATTTATTATCAGATTTTAATAACCTATTTAGTGCTTTTATAAACAGGCGAGGGTCTTGTTTTCTTTCGCGTTTACCAATCATAGTTTTTAATAAAATACTGTCAGTCTGTGATACTAATAATGCAGAGATATCATTATATCTAAAAACAATATTATTTTCAGTATTGTCATCATATATAATTGTAACCATAAAACAATTATAAACCGTCGTCTCATATATTAACAAATTAATAGATTTATTAGATGGCAAACATCTAAGGTTGCTCATTGTATCTCCTTTTTTAGACCTAAAATAGTTAATAAATGTTATTAGTACTGATTGCGACGATTTAATATATGTGTTTAATTCTGCTATAAATTTTATATTTTCACTATTATATAATCTAGATAATTTAGATTTAAGATAGAATGGAATAAATCGTTTAATATCATCATATCTAATAATAACCGAAAAAATTGGTGATTTTTTCGGGTATGGGTATACTCCCCACTCTTTTCTCGTATGTTGTTCTTCAATTTTTACATTACATTTTATACATGTCCCAATTGGTTCCTCATATGTCAATAAACATTCTGTATAATGAACATACCCTCTGTCAAGTATCGTTATCCAATCACGGCTATAAAATTGTACTAAATTATCTTGAGTCCCACCCGGTCTTATTTGTAAAGGGTTTTGAGATGTAAACATATACGTGTCCTTTATATGGTTCATCATTTTGTTGCCATATCCGGTTTCTGCCATTAGTGTTGCTAAATAACTTGTTTTAATTGTTTTAATTAAAAATGCAATTGCTTTTATCATACCAGTCGAATATAATATTATAAATTTGCTACCATGTCGCGTGTCTATTAACATAGACTCTAGTGTAGAAGTTTGTGAAGCTGGTTCCGCATTTTTCATGTATAATAATGGGAGTCTATTTCTCTTTGTGAAACCATGTGGTTTAAAATCAATTAACTTTTCTTTTAATAATCCAGCTATCTCCATATTATTTTTGGACTCTATTGTTTCATATATTAATCTGGTAGAAAGCGATTGATCTATTTTATATAGACCATCTATTTTAAGACCAGATATTTCATCTAGTAAAGATTGTCCTTTGTATGAATCCATATGTAAAAATGATTTTTGTAAAATAACTAAGTAGTTATCAGTATCAATTTCAAGATATTCATAAGGGTTTTCTTCTTCGAACAATTTAAAACTTGTTATCACGTTTATTTCCTTATCGATATGCAACTCATATATACCATGTATTATATTATAAACTATCATTAAATTTTTATCATTTGTATCTATAAATTCTACAGATTTATAGGTTACATAGCCTAATTTCTCACTACTTTCATCATAACTACTACTTTCATCATAATTACTACTTATATAATTAAAAGTAATGGTTTGCTTTACCCCTCCAACTTGACTACCATCATATCTATTTTTGGTTATATATCTTGCTTTACCTAATCTGTTGTTTTTTTTAGCAATATTAGAAACTTTTCTGCTAACGATTTTTTGTTGTTTATTATATTTTAATTTCTGTTTAGTTAGACCACCACTTGTTTTTTTTGCGATACCACTCATAACATCTTCTCTAGACCCAATCTTGTTCATATATAACAACAAACAAATTAATTCCACACAATATAAAGAATTAACAATTTATATAAAATATAATGAGCGCCAAAATAGATAATTTTCAATTCAATGCCGAGATTCCGCAATTGATGAATTTAATTGTTAATGCCTTTTATAGTGAAAAAGAAATATTTTTACGGGAATTAATATCTAACGCATCTGATGCCATCAATAAAAGCATTGTTGTTAATAATCAGGCGGGTGATTCATATTACATTAAAATCCGTACTAATTCCGCAAAACAAACTCTCACCATACAGGACAATGGTATCGGAATGGATTATGATGACCTTCT